AAGCGACCGCTAACGCCAAGATGCACGTCGGGATATAATATGTCAGACAACCGAGAGTCTAGGCATGAGGAACGCGAAGAGATTCACCTTCTCCGAGATATACTAAACGAACTTAAGTTAATTCTTAAGGAATTAAAGAAGGATGCTTCGCATATAGTGGCATCTTTTAAAATCACATCTAATTTAATTGGAGGAAATAGCATGAATATTAATCCGGGTCAAGGTACAGTTCTAACCGCAGCTCCACTCGATGCTTCGGGAAATCCTGTCGTACTTCCTTCGGGAGACGTTCCTAATTGGTCCGCTTCCGATACGAGTCAGATCACGGCGACGCCGTCGGCTGATGGTCTTAGCCTGACTGTCGCAGTTAATAGCCCAGCTACCGCAGGCGATGTCATCTTTACGGTTACTGACTCGGTAGTTCCTACAGCGACAGGTACGTTTACGTTGACGATTACTCCTGCTGTAGCGGGAAATCCCGTAGCAAGCTTCTCCGTAACTGCTTCTGTACCTGCTAAAAAGCGTTGAATGGATTTGTAGGCGACTCCGTATCCAACGGAAGACACCTACAATAAAGAGGGCTACTGTAACCTTAACGGTCGGATAGCCCTCTTCTAATATTATAAGGAGAGTCAATGTTGCTCTGCAATGAATCCGGGAATCTTACCCAGTTCTTAACTTCTAGTCTGAGTGGGCAAGGAACTCAGGAACAAGATCCTAGAAGTCTCTCTGGTCCGGTAGACGGCGATCTCGCGACGAACGACTCTCCTTATAACCTTCGTACTATCACGAGAAGCCGCTCTAAACAGAACAGCATTTAAACGCGCGCACTTTCGCTTTTGTTTCGCTTTTAGGATCGCAGACTTCAAACCGAGAAGAACAGCGATGATTAGTTGGAACTTCTTGACCAAATATCTGAACCTTTACTAGCGCACTCCGCGACTTTTAAGCCTGTTCCTATTGTAGGTCTTAAAGGTCTCGAATTCCGACGTGCGCTTAGGACTAATTGTCTAGGTTCTCTATTCTATTTTATTAAGGTAGGCCTTCGAAGAAAGAGGCTGGTAGATCACTTACATGAGCCACTCTGTACATTCCTCGAAAGGGATCATATTAAAGATGTTATTGAGTGGCCTAGAGACCACTTTAAGTCCACGATTGGAAGTGAAGGTCTCCCTATCTGGCGAGTTCTCCCAGTCTCAGATGAAGACCTTAATGAATTTTCTAGGCTCGGATACTCCTCAGAGTTCCTCTCCTGGCTGCTCCGTGTACATCGTCCCGAAGCAAGAAACCTACTCGTTTCTGAAAACATTACTAACTCTTCTAAACTTGGACGACGTATCAGTTTCCATTACGAGTCCAACACAATCTTTAGGTTTCTATTCCCAGAAATAATACCTACAACATCGCAGACTTGGTCTAACTTCAGTCTGCACCAACGAGTTCCTTCGGCTGCCGCACAGTTATCCGGAGGACATGGCGAGGGCACTTTCGATTTTCTCGGTGTCGGGAGTGCCCTTCAGTCACGCCATTATAACGGCATGATAGTCGAAGATGATTTAATAGGGCGTAAAGCTATTGAGTCCTTGTCTTTAATGGACAAGACCATTGAATATCATAAGCTCATGGTCGGCGCATTTGAGAATGAAGAAGCCTTAGAAGAGAATGACGAGCTTGTAATCGGAAACCGATGGGGCTTTAAAGATTTAAACAGCCATGTACGAGAATATGAACCTGAATTTCGTGTTACTACTCATAGTGCTCTAGGCGGATGCTGCGATCTACACCCCCCAGACCAGGCTATCTTCCCTGAAGAATTTAATGAAGTTAAGCTCGAACGATGGCGTCGTCGTCTTGGCAACTATCTCTTTAGCTGTCAGTTTCTTAACAAGCCTGTAACTCCTGAGAATGCCGACTTCCATTTAGATGATCTTCGATTCTTCTCCTTAGAGAAGGATCTTAAGAATGGAATCGAAGAGTGGACTATACATCATGAAGTTACTAATGGAGTTATTAAAAAGAACCTCACCGTTAATCATCTTAATCTATGTCTTGTTGCTGATCCGAATCATAGTGGAAACTCCGGTTCTGGGCGTTGTCGTCATGCTATTAACGTTGTCGGCCTCAGTTCTGACGGTGATTTTTATCTCATAGATACCTGGGCACAGGCAGCCTCCTACGATACCTTCTATGCTAAAATCTATGAGTTCTCAGATAAATGGAAGATACGAAAACTAGGTGTAGAGAGCGTGGCTGCACAGAAATATATCCTACATCATATTGACTTTACAAACCGACTTGAAGGTAGAAATCTTAAAGTTATACCTCTAAAAGGTGAAGTAGAGACCGAAGATGGCGAAGTACATAAGAAGAAAGAGTTCCGTATTCGAGGTGTACTTTCACCTATCCTTGAAACTCATAAATTCTGGGCACAGCGAAAACAGCAAGACTTCCTTGGAGAATTAACTGCATTTCCTGTAAAGGATTATACAAGAGATATTCTTGATGCTCTTGCATATGCCCCACAGATGCTTCGGCTTCCAGCCGGATTTATAAAAGATATGATGTGGCGTGCTGCTAACGCCGCTGGTGCTCGTAAAATAAATATGCCTTATAGTACAGGAGTTTAATAATATGAGTAGCTTCCTAAGTGGACTTATGAGTGTTGGTAAGAAGATTGGTGGAGCCGCTGAGAACTGGGCTAAGGGCACTAAAGTAGGTAAAGATATTACTAACGCCAGACAGTCAACCATGAATCCTTGGTATTCGGCTAAGAAACAACCCGGCTCTAAAAACGAAGGTGATGCTCCGCAATCGAATTCTAGCGGAAGTCAGGACGTATAGTGAAGAATTTTATAATGATTGTTTTAAAGAATGCCTTAAATGCCATTCTAACTAATGCAGGTTTGATTGCATTAATGCACAGCACATTCAATACATATTCAACTGCTGGCCTTTGGAATATTGCCAAGGTCACGCTGTCCGTAGTTGCCGCTCGTGAGATTATAGTCTGGGGTCCGATTGTAATGAGTTGGACAACGACTAATTCTGATCCTAGTACGATAGTTATGACGAAGATTAATAAGGTATAAGGAGCTATTAAAATGTTAAGCTTTATTATTCTATGCTTTGCGTGTGGTGCTTTTTTCTTCTCGACTATATCAGAGTATTTTCCAGCGCCGTCGCCTGTAGTATATCCGTGGTACGGCCGTCTAGTAACTCTTGGCCTATTCCTTTGGACCCTATCTGAAGTAATAGCTCGATGGCCTGGTGGGAGATAATATGAATCTAACACGTAGAGACTTTGGTAAATACGCAGCAGTCGGATCTCTAGGCTTATCTCTTAGTCTAGAAGGCTGTCCTACAACAAGTAGCGTATTTAATAGTATTCTAGCTTGGGTTCCTATTGGAATCTCTGCCGTCCAAGGTATAGTAACATTACTTGGTGCCTTGGTTCCGCCCCAAGCTACCGCTATTATTACTCTAGTAAATGCTGGCTTCGCTAGTCTACTAGCAACGGTAACGCAATACGAGAATGATACGAATCCAGCTGATAAGGCTACGATACTTGCGAAGATTCATACTATTCTAGCCGACATCGTAACTAATTTTAAATCATTCTTAGGTGCTTTGAATCTCGGCAATAATCCTATCGAAGCTATTGTAATCGGATTAGCTAATATAATTCTAGCTGCCATCGCTGGCTTTATTAATCAGCTTCCTGTTTCTAATATTACCACATCTATGAGCTATAAACTTGGTCTCAAGTCAATTACTGTAACTCCTAAGTATTATAAGAATGTGGCTCAATTCAAGTTGGATTATAATGCTGAACTCGATTCACACGGACATCCAGAATTGGATCTTAAATAATGTCTATACCTACACTTAAAGCCGGAATGTTAGGAAAGCTTCCTGTTAAAGCTCACCCTAATACTTTATCTTTAGATAAGTATCTAACTCCTATTCTTCCTTTCTTGCGAAGCAGCGTAGCTTGGGAGAGGAAAGTAACTAACTGGTCTATGCTTGGTAACGATCAGTATGGGGATTGTGTAGAGGCTGCGGCAGGTAATACCATAATGACTATGACCTCGCAATCAGGCATAGAATATAGCCCGACTACGAATCAGATTCTCCAAGATTATACTAATATAACTGGCTTCGATCCTAATAATCCTTCTAGTGATAACGGAACTGTAATGGTCGATGCTCTCGCATACTATGTAAAGACTGGTATTGTAGGACGTAAGATTTTAGGATGGGCATCAGTTAAAATAGACTCATCTTTATGGGAATTTAAGCAGGCTATCTCTCTATTCGGAACTGTTTTAACTGGCTTTAACTTTCCGCAAAGTGCGATGGATCAGTTTAATGCCGGCCAACCTTGGCGTATAGATACAGCATCTCCGATAGTCGGAGGCCATTGTATAGCAGTCTCAGAATACGATGCCACGCAATTAGTAGGTAATACTTGGGGCGCTCTCCAACCTATGAGTCTTGGCTTCTTACCTTACTACGCCGACGAAGCTTATGTTATTATAACTCAAGATTGGATCAACCAGATGAAGAAGCTTTCTGTATCTGGATTTAATATCAATGTTCTAGAGAATGACGCAAAGGTTCTCATAAATTAATGGCCAATTTTATACCAATTAAAATGCCCTTAAACTCTGATCCGGAGCTAAAGCTTCGGAGGCATCTTAAAGGTAGAATCTTGGCTCTTGAGGATGGCTTAAGGCAATTGCATGAGGATAAAATTACGAAGTGGCGTAAAGCCTATGAGGGAAAACCTCGTGAGGAAGTTCGTGAATTTCCTTTTTATCATGCTTCTAATCTCGTGGTTCCTATTATTGCTATCTTTAGTGATACCCTCCAAGCGCGGGTAATGAGTGCTTTACTTAAAGCCCGACCACCTTGGATCGTAAAGATGATTGGTACTCATCCGGATATGGATCCTGGACTTACAGGGGCCTTAGAGGAGTTTCTAGAATATGTCGGAATCGAACCAGAAGAACTCGACCTTTATCGCGTGTATCATGAATGGACAGGCGATACGATTAAGTATGGAACTTCTGTCGTTAAGGCCCCTCACGAAGTTAGATACATGCATGAGGTCATTGGAGTACCAGGAGATGGTTCAGGCTCTATTGAACCTGAATTCATCCAATCTTTAGAATATGAGGGTCCTAGACCAGAAAAGATTGCCTTCGAAGATTTCCTAATACCTCCCGCATCGAAGACTCTAGAAGCGGCGGATATTATCATTCATAAAAGGGTAATGACCCGTAACGAGCTTGGCGAACGCCGCTTCTTCAAGATTTACGAACCTTCGCGCGTTGATATGATATGGAATAAGCCAGATAGAAGCGGCCCATCTTATACCCAGACTATGAAAGAAGACTCTGCAGGAGCGCATACCTCTGCTGGCTATGGCTATGCAGAATGGGATATCTATGAATGCTGGCTTAAATGGCTTACCCCTGACGGGAAGTGGAGACCGAAAATCGTTGCCACGTATCATAAGAATTCAGACACCCTACTTAGGACTATCTATGACACTTCGAAGCTCCTCCCTTATGCTTTGGCACGACTGTTTTATCGAGACGACTCGATATACGGTTACGGCTTTTGTGAGACTATGTGGAGCTTCCAAGAAGAATTAAGCGAGGAACATAATGGCCGCCTTGACAACCGAACCATTGCTAATACTCGTCTATGGCGCGTGGATCCTAATAGCAAGCTTCACGCTGGCTACAGGATATATCCAAGTGCGCTCGTGCCTGCGGAGAAGGATGAAATTGAACCGCTCCAAATGGGGGATATTTCACCGCAGACCATCGACGACGAACGATTCAGTATCGAGTTGGCTGAACGAAGAGCAGGTATTAGCCCACCGATGCAAGGTGCTGGAGCAGGACAGCAAGGCAAACGTGGAATTTATACAGCACAAGGTACCTTGGCAGTCATGCAAGAGGGAAATCGGAGAACAGACCTTAATATCTCCGACATGCGATATTCTCATACAAGACTCGGGAGAATCTTACTCTCAGATTATACCCACAACAAGGTTCGGCCAGCCTTACTTAACGTCTTTGGTGAAAAAGCGGAGCTTATCGAGAAAGCATTACAGGCTGTAAAAGATAATAAGCTTGGCTTACCTATCTATAGTTCGACCGCCTCGATTAATAAAGAAGTCGAGAAGCAATCGAAGATGATGCTTATAGGCTTAATGAGGCAGCATTATACTGGAATAGCTCAGATGATCGCTCAAATAAGCGGCCCTACAATACCCCCTGACGTTAAAGCTTATCTCTCGAAGGTAATCGAAGCTTCGAATATGGTTATGAAGTCAACTCTAAAAGATTTCGATATGGAAGATGTAGACTTACTTGTACCGAAAGTTGAACAAGGAGCTTCAAATGGACAGCAACAACAGCAACCCGGCCAGAACTCCCCTGGACAAGCTCCTTCTCAAGGGCAGCCGAGTCCGACTGTACTTGCTTTCCCAGGAGGGGGCGGAGTATCGAACGTACCTTCAGGGAATGCGGGACGATAATATGGAGAGGCTTCTAAGTATCAAAGATGAGAAAGAAGCCGATCGCTTGCGAGGAGAGATTCGAATTCTAGATCGTCTTATTATACTACCTGGAATTATAAGTGACTATCTACAAGGCGTCTCGAAAGGGACGTTTAAGAAAATAACCGAGGATATGGAGGCTGTCAATGTTTAATAGTGAGTATGAAAAGGAACTTAAAGATCTAGGCATGAGTCCTGCGGAAATTAAACAAGCCGTAGCTGATGCTAAGGAACTTAAAACTAAGACTACGGAACTTCAAGGTAAGTACGATACCTTGAATACGGAGTTTGAGACTACGAAAGGCAGCTACGCTGAGGTTAAGAATCGCCTTGATAGTCTTGAGGCTAATCCTCCGCGTCGTAAAGAGAAATCGGATGACGAGCCGAAAACTAAGACCTCCTTCCTTGACGACGAAGATAAAGCCTTCAATGAAAGAGCCATCGAAACAATGGCTCCTGTAGCTATGATGGCTATGAATGCTGCTAAGAGCGCCGCTCGAATGGGTGCAAAGAATTCTTTATTCGGGCAGAGAATCTCAACGCCTAACGGCCAGATCTCACTATCTAATCTCTGGGATAAATGGTCCCCAGAGATTAATAAAGCCGCAGATGAGATGGCTAAGACTAATATCGCTGCCTTGCAGTATGAGCAGACCTGGCTTAATCTCTTTCAATATATCAAGGGACAACATATCGAAGAACTAATGGCGAAGCCAGAAACCTTCTTCGAATCGGCTGCCGGTAATCATGATACGGTTGTAGGCGATCATAAGAAGCCAGATATTCTTGATTCAGAACAATCAGAAATTGCAAAGAAAATGGCTCGTTATGGTAAAGGTGTTACAGCAGAGAAGATCCTTGAGACTCGGAAGAAAATGAATTTCGTAGGAGTATAGGAGAATAGAATGGCTATTACATCAGATAATCTACCATCGAATCAAAGAGGCGTTCCGGTACGAATGGACCCTGACGACCCATACCCGTCTGTAACAGCACGGCCCCTACAAATGCCCGACTTCGTAGATATTAAGCCAGTTAATCCCTTACTCACTCTACGATGGTGTAATCGAGTAGCGGGTGGGGGTCAGAGGCTTGACCAAGTTACTTACGCAGGTTTTATTCCCGTTAAGCCTGAAGAAGTTAAATATCCGAATGGTAAGCCTCTCCCGCCTTCTATGATTAAGAATGGTCAAGTTCTTATGGGCGATCTTATTCTTATGAAAATTGATAAGGCGTCTTATGATGGAGCCTTGAAGTATAACTGGGGACGGGCCGTTTCAAGGATGAGACCTGGCGAAGCCATTAGAACCGGCCAAGCTAAGCTTCAAGAAACTCTAAAAGAATCTGGCATCTCGAATACCAACGCCCTTCGAGACAAGCTAAAAGTTTTCCAGCCATCCGATGCCGAGATCGAGGCAGGAGAAAAAGCAGGACAGGGTTTACACGTCAAGTAATCGAATTTGAAGGAAAGGAGAACTATAGAATGGCAACAAGTTTAATTTCATCTATTCAAACGATCTCGGGTAATCAACCTCGTATTCGAGATATTCCCGAAGCTGCTACACAAACGTTCCTGTCAGGTACCCCAGTAGCTCTTAATGCTTCTGGGAATGTAATTGCCTGGGCAGGTTCTATTGTCACAACTTTAGTTGGTTCGATTATCGGCATTGCTAAGAATCCTGGTAAGAATCTTACAACCGCCGGTACCGCACAGCAACTAAGTCAAGGTTCTGTACCGAATCAACCCTCGGCTCAGAATATCCAACGTCCGTACTTTGATCCTGATGGGAATACGCTGCTTGAAACAGCCGATCCTGATACAATCTTTGTCGGTCAAGTCGGTCCAGCTGAATCAGTAACCCAAGCGAATGTCGGCGTTCCTTACGGCATTTCGATTGATACCGATAATCACTGGTACGTTGATACGGCAAAGGTTACCGTAGGTACCAATACCTGCGTCATGATTGTGAAACTTGATCCTAACGACCAAGCCGCAGTCAAGCGTGGAGTATACTTTAGATTCATCGTTGGCTATGTCCAACCGATAGCTTAAGAAAGGAGGATTAAATATATGACAATGGTTAGAGGTCAGTTTTCTCAACTAATGGCACCTGGGCTTCACGCCGAGTTTGTCCATTGGATTGATACGCTTCAACGTGACGAAGAATATAGTCACATTCTTCATGTCGAGCCGTCGGATAAAGCCTTCGAAGATGAAATTGAATTTTCAGGTTTGCCTCCGATGCCCCTAAAACCCGAAGGCGAATCTGTAACATATCAAGATGCCATTCAAGGTGGCACCTACCGATATATTAATAAAACGTTCTCTCTTGGGGTTCGTTCCTCATTCGAACTCTATGAAGACGATCAGTATGGCATTATCATGCAGGTTCCTAAGGCTCTAGCTCGAAGTGCTCATTTTACGAAGGAACAATATGCGTGGAATGTCTTCAATCTTGGATTCACTACTCAGATTACCTCTGACGGTGTTTCACTCTTTAATAATCAACACCCTCTTCTAGGCGGAACAAACGCAACTAGCGTAGGGCCGGGCCTAGCTAATATCATCAGCGCCGCAGGTACTTATCCGAACCGACCTGCGGTCGATGTTGATCTTAGCTTCACAGCTATCCAGCTAATGATTAACCAATTCGAGCGTCTTATCGACTCGCAAGGCTTGCCTATTTCGGTGAAGCCTCGCTACCTCGTTATTCCGCCTGAACTAAAGTGGATTGCCCGTGAAATTCTTGGTTCGCCACATAAACCCTATACCGCTGATAACGAGATCAATGCGTTGATTAAAGAAGACTTGCAATACTTCATTAGTCATTATTTGACCTCTAACTCAGCTTGGTTCGCCGTAACAGAGAAGGATGGTCACTGGCTTAAGTTCCTTGTCCGTAGGGAACTTGACGAAGACTTCTCGGATGACTTTGATACTTTCAGTATCAAACAATTGTCGAGAATGCGATTCGCAGTCGGAGCTACTTCTTGGATGGGGACTTGGGGTTCTAACGGCCCATAGGAGGTTCCTATGCCAGCACAAACACATAGCGGTCGTGGTATTGCTCCTTGGCATTACTGCGATCGCTGTGGTTATAAATATCGAGTAACAGAATTAAGAAGGCAGATAGGGCTAATACTATGTGAGACTTGTTTCGATAATCCTCTTGCATGGCAACGCCCCATCATGATTCAAGATTTGCTAAACTTTACGTCAGGTGAAGAACTTCGCGTAGCGGAGATTCTTAAAGAAAATCTTGGCGATGATGTTACTGGCTATGAAAGTTAGAAAGGAGTATAAATGTTTATACCGACGTATGATGAGTCTAATTTCCCGGATAACGCCAATTCTCCAACTCCTGTAACTCCATCAGTCTTCAAACACGGAGTTGTAGCTCAAGGAAAGTTTATTGCCCAAGTCGTATATCAATTAACAAGTGCTCAGCTTCTAGCCTTGCAAACGACTGCAATTCAACTTGTAGGTGCGTTCGGTGCGGGTTGGGCATTATTGCCAACTTCTATGAGTGTCCAGTATAAATACGGTACTACTGCATATACGATTGGAAATGCTGATAATAGATTCCAAATCGAATATACGGGTAAAAGTGTTAACCTACTTAGCTCTTTAGCTACTGGACTTGTAGACCAAACTGTAAATGAAATTGTAACGGCTAGACCAGCAGTAATTGGTGTTATAACCGCTCAGACGGCTATGGCAAATCTTGGTCTAGAATTAAAGCTTCTAGGAACTACACCAGCTCTAACTCTTGGAGATGGTACTGTAATAGTAACATTAGGTTACGAGGTATTGGTACTTCAATAATGATAATGTGGCCCATTCCAGCCTTCGGTTCTATGAATAAGCTTATACCGAGCTTTGCTCAGGCTATAAGTAGGGCCGAAGGCTTGTATGTTAAAGGTTCTATACCAGCACGTATAAATAATCCAGGAGATTTAAAGCTAGGTGATATAGGGTTCGGTGCTTTACCTTCGGGTATGACGATATATCCGACCTTTGAACAAGGATGCCGAGCCTTATATCACGAGTTAGATTTA